CGCCTATTTCATCGAAGGCACCCTCAGCACTCAAACCAATTATGGATTGCATGCCGAAACGTATCCCAAAGGTCTTCTCAGCAACGGATACGATCAATGTACCGTTGTTCATATATCGTGTAGTTTGTTTTAGTAGGTAATGTCTAGGTTGCCAGTCATCGTCAGCTCACCGCTGAACGTCAGAGTAGCACCTGCATCGCCCGTAAGATCAAGGGAGGTAACATAAGCCGTACCAGCAGTGAAGAAATTGTTGCCGGACGTGCCATTGTAAATCCTCCAATACAGCAGAGTGCCATTGCTCATCCAGTTCAGCATGTTCTTGTAGGTAACCTGGGCCGCAGTAGGAGCCGTCTCGCAGATAGCTGCAAAAGGCACAGTGACCTGAAGGTTGCCAAGAGAAACGCTGATACCGCAGAATGTCTCGGTAGCCGTTACGTCACGGCTCATGTTGGTGCCGGTACTCGTAAGACATACGAGAGTGCTGTAATTGACCCCGTCAACGGAAAGTTCCAATGGGGCGTTGATTGAATCTATTGCTGCCATTTTCTAGTTTTTATTGATCTTGTTGTATTTCACACCTATATCGCTCTATCTTCCGAATTACCCATTTGGTATTGTTTTGTTCGGATAGGTAAGAGCTTGTTTCCCGGTAAAGACCATTCATCGACCATCCTGTATCTAATGTTACCCCAAATGCGCCTAAACTGGGCATTAAAATACCCTTTATGGCATCTGAGACAGTATCTACGACATCCTTAGTCATAGCCCTGTTTTGATGGTGACAAATGTCAATGACCAGTACGCTTCCAGTTACAAACTTAGTATAATTTCTCCTATCGTCTGCATACTGATTTCCAAGCACTATAAAAAGATTAGGTGCCGTATCGGATGCAAATTCATCGTAAACAGGAACCGCCGTACCATTATACAGCACATTGCCATTTAGCGCATTATAGACACCTTCTCTCAATACTCTTTCAGGGTCCTTAAATATCATTTTATAGCCCTTTTAATAACCTCTTCGCTCCTTTTCAGTATGTTCTTGATTGCTATATCCAAATTTCGGAAAAAGTAACCTTGACCATTATCAATAGGGGAATAGCCGGTATCAGAACCTTTTATGGGTTGACCAATCAGTTTTCTATATAATGGATACCAAAACTGCTTAGATATTCCTCGAAAAGCAGCCCATTCATAGATAGATTCCTTGGCTGTCTTACCGCTAGATTTTATGTTTAGACCTTTGAATTGTGCGGCTATGTTTTGGTATCTTCTCGTAGGTTTGCCTAGACTTCTAATACCGAACTCAGCAAAAGCCGCATGCTCTGACAAAGATTGGTACTTTATTACGTCTTTATCCCTTACTACACTAATCTTTTCTGCCAAATCTCCTGTATATCTCGATGCATTTGCTATGGTTTTTGCAGCAATCGCAGCATCATTCAATTCGGCTTCTACAACATTATATATTTCAGCGCGGACAGTCTTAGGGAACCTTTTTATGTATTTTAAAACAAGGTCCTGATTCTTAATCTCTATTTTGATATTGTCTGGCATTATGTTTCAGCTATGGCAAATATGCGCCACATACGCCTCTTTTCACGGATATTAGTTATGCCATTTATGGCATATCGCTTTCCACGATATAGAATGGTATGGCTTTTTGTTGGCGTGAAACTGGTAGTGTATTGTACGTCGAAATTGTAAGAATCTATAATGACACCTTCATTATGCAAAAAGGTCCTATTGCTGCTTGTGGGTCTAGCCCAAGCAAAGGTCTCGTAAACGGTTGTCATGGTCTCCACACTACCTCCTGAATCCTGGGCAGTAGGAACAGATGACTGAAAGGCTATCTTCTGACCTATCATATGGAGAACCTTCTTACGTCTAGTATGATACTTTGTGCCTCAAGGCTTGTCTCAAGTTTGCCTTCTTGGTACTCACCCCTATGGTTAAAGATGAAGGTGAACATTTGGAGTATTGCTAACTTAAGATCATTCGGAACTACATCATATCCGGCCTTGTACTCTATTTCGTATATACCGTCTTGGTCGACCGTTAGCAACTCATTATTGGCTCCAAAACTATTTGGCAATTCTCCATTTATCCAATAATTAGGTCCAATTTGGTTAGGTTCATAAATCGCATAACTATATTGCTTGACCGGGCTGTACGAGAATGCAAAAGGAACGTCAGCCTTTAAGTTGACAGTTTGCTTGACTGTCTTTTCAACCAATGCCAATCCAGTTGCACGCTCTATGGCTATTCTTGCAGCACTAATGTAAATGGGTATCAAGCTATCGTAGTCACCATAATCAATGGAGGCATGTAACTTAGCCTGTGTAGTAGTTATAGGCTCTGATCCGGTATCCGTTATCTTAGTGCTAAGTATTGTATTTATAGCCATATCTAAAATTTGCAGACTTTTCTATCAACCAATTCTCTAATCTTTCCAATTCAGCCTTAGGATTAAGTTCTCTACTTCTAGCTTTAGCTTTTTCACTCCATTTGCGATACGTCTTTTCATTGTGGAGCTTTTCAATAGCCTTAACCCATTCGTCTATATTGTTTCTATCCGATACAAATATACCTGCATTTCCGCAATTCTCTTGTAAGCCAGGTGTTGGACTGGCTACCACGGGTATCCCGCTACACATGGCTTCTGTTGCGGTCCGACCCCAAGACTCATACAGGCTAGGCATTATAAGAATCTTGGTCTTTCTATATACAGGCAATATGTCTACCTGCTTATCTAATATAGTTACATTTGGCGGCTGATTGGTTATTTGCCCAACTTTCATTGGTTCTGAATATGAACCTTTGACTCCAAGGAACTTATATGTAGGCATTCTAAGGGCTATCTCACGTAGAATCTCGCCACCCTTATTTTGGTCTAAATTGATTAGGGTAATATATTCTCCATCCCAAGGGTCTTGTTTGACATCATAATAGCGATAATCAGTAGGTGGATGAAATACTATTGATGGGTGCGGATATTGTAGTTCATCTGCTATCCAATTAGAGTTGTATATAATATGTTGTGGTACTTCCGAGTGTTTAATGTGTTCTCTTGGGAAAGAGTTATGTATTATTTGGAAAACAGGTTTTTTATAGATGCCAGCCAAGGCCTGAGTCCATGCACTATAATCTAAATGCGTAATTATGGCATCAGCCTGTTGGAAAAGCATAGTTTCATTATACTGGTCCGGAGGGAAAACGTCTATATTTTCCCATATATAGTGGCTTTCTATCCTATGCTGATTCGCCTGTTTTAATAGTACTTTTACTGTATGCCCCTTTGATTGCAGATACTTATTAAGTTGGTGTAGCATCATCTCTGCCCCGCATACATGATGGGGAGGATATAGGTGTATGCTCGATAGTATAGTCATTTCAAATAATTTTCCAGTTCTGACAATATATATCTCGTGATTCTAAATGCGCTGCTGCCGGACCAAACCATGTATTAGGAGCTACAACCTGTTCTGAATTGGCAAGCCATGCGCCCCACCAGCTGAAAGTGCTATTGGCAATGATATGTCGGCGACATTCGCTCATGGAATGCAAAGCATCGTATGTATTCCCGAGATGGTAATAGTTATCATTACCATCTAATTTGCCAAGTATTTGTCTTGCCTTTTGTGGTTCGTCGCTAAATACGATGTATGGTCCAGGGATAATCTCTAAGGCTTTTTCGTAGTATTCTTTAGCGCAAACAGGATGATAATCGCTTCCATAGTCTCCGCAACGGACATGCACGGCAGTGTATCCGTTTTTTTTGATTGGATCACGGAACGTGAACAGATGCCGGATGTAATCTGCGCAGTGGGCAAAATACTTTTCACTTTGCATATGCCCGACATAACTGACACCATCGGGTTGCTGTAAGCCTTGCCAGCCCCAATTGATGTAATGCTCAGGAAACTCTTCTTCTATACGAGGGATGTTTAAGAAGTTCGGAAACCATTTGCCAATTTCAATATCCTCCGTACTTCCAAACCGCTCCTTAGCATCGTGGTTTATCCATTCCGGGAAAGCAAATTCATAACCGTTTGCTTTGGCTATACCAATCGTTGAGGCAACCTGAAACATGGCGTTTCCTAGCCTCCCATAACGTCCAAGTTTACCAAAGGTTACCATTCGTTATCTCTTTTGCGGTGATGGTGAAATATGACAGGATAGGGTTTGTCACCCATGCCATCATCATATATAAAAGCACCATCATTGTACTGTGCAGGCCACCAATTGGTCTTTATGTTATGATTATGAGCCAAACAGGTTAGGATTGCCTGATCGTGTCGGTGTTCCTGAAAACCAGGTGCATTCTTCATTAATGACGGAGAATCATCTATCATGCCATTAATTGTACACCATACATGCCATTTCTTGACAAAATTCAAGCTCAAATCTCCAACCCTAAATAACATAGCTGAAGCCTGTACTTGTTTTATAGGCATAGACCTCCAGCCAGCAACCCGATACATGACATCCATCTTACACCAATTCTCATGGATGTACATATTACGGAATAATAGTATTTGGTCTAGCCTTTTAGTCAAATAGCTCAAATTATTTATTGTTTCAACGCCAGCATCGGTATATAATAATAGATCACCATCCTTCATCTCTGATAGATTCCTTTCAATGAAGTATGGTTTCCAAAGCCAATAGCCAAAACCCCTAGGTTGTAATAGAATCGACTTATTATACTGCCAATATTCAGTATCTATATCATTCGGCTTATAAATAATGGATTCATCAGCGCCATACTCCAATGCGCTTTTCCTCGCCAATTCTGCTGAAATGTCCATATTACCGGACGAAAAAGTGATGTGTCTTAGCATATATCTTTTATATATTCTTCAGATGCAATGAAAGTATCCTGATAATCAACATTCCTATTCCACAAATCAGAGAATGTTGGCTTTTGCACGCAAAGAAATGGATAGCTTATGTGCGCTGGCATACTACGCAATAGGTACTCATCTAGCCAAGCATCGAACATCATGCCCATTTCGGGCTTATAGAGGCTTACCACGGCGTTCATAGCCGATTTGGTATATCCTATGGCATGAGTCGTATATGCGGCCTGTATGGTCCTTAAATTGGCTGTACAGGCCATTGGCTCTATATGATCAGGATATGGCCTCAAATTAGCCCCATAGTACATCCAATTCCAATCTAATGACTCTAGCTGTATATGTATAGGCCAAAACATATCCATGCGACGAAAAGAACAATCATCCTCTAGCACCAATACCTTTTCGTAGTGCTCTAAAAGACTATTTTTCAATATGTTATAGTGGCTATGGTTGAATGAATCTCTTGGTGTTGCTTTCTCCAAGGAATCAAACCACTCGAATTGCAAGCCTATGATGTCAGCTTCTCGCTGGAAAATCTTCCGGCGGTCCTTGCGCTCCTTTTGGCTAAGGACTATGACCTTGTCGTAGAAGTTCTGGAACATATATAAAAGTGAAAGGCGCACCCAAAGGTACGCCTCTCCAACGCAAAACAAAACAACCCCAAAGTTAGGTACCGGTCGTGCCGTAAACAGCAGCCTTGGGCTGGAAGCTCAGCAGCTCGATACGGGCCTCAGCGCGGTAGGTAACAAGGTTCTTGATGAAGTCCGACTGATCGAACTCCGTAGAACGAACCTGGAAGCCGCTAGCCTGGGCGATGGCGAAGGCATCCGTGTTCATTACATAGAACCTCGAACCTGTAACCTGGCTATGAGGAACCACAGGGACACCATTGATACGAACCGTACCGCTAGCATCGATAGCCACGGAAGCGGGGACGCTATAATCGCCGGGCTTGGTCAGGAGAACCTTGCTCCATGCATCCCAAGTGGTCAGGATGATGTTTGCCATCCCAAGACCGAGGTCACCATGCTGGGCGAGACCCGAAATCATCTTAGCAACCGTAATGGTCTCCGAAGTGGAGAGAGCAGTCGAGTTGGTAGCGATGTTATTCAGGAAACGGGTATTGACCGAACGGTTCCAATCTTCTACGAGAGACTGGCTCAGGTAGGACTGAAGGAAAGGCAGGTCTTGAAGCATCTGACGGGTCACCTTGACATAGCCGGCGATAAAGGGAACAGAGGTGTTCACCATCTCGACTCGGTCTGTGCGCCAAACGAACCCTCACCAACAGGAACCTTGCCACGGGGGAAGGATACGTTGCCGGTAGCCGTCGGTATGATGCGGAAGACATCGTACAGATGCGGGTTGTAAAAGGACCGCATAATCGGATTCTGCACGTAGGACACCTGGGAGGTTCCGGTGAAGTTATCCGTCAGGTTCATGGTGCCTACCGTCTTCATGCTCATGAAAGACTTCTCGCTCCGAATGGAATCGAAGTTGTCAGTCACGATGTCGATGACGGCTTGCTTCAGATGGTCCGAATTGCTCCAGGAAGTCTTGTAGTCAGCCGTGATGGCGGACTTGACCTTACCGGAATCAGCGAGAAGCCTGTCAACATTCTGCTTGAGTTCCACAAGCGTCTGACCCTTTTGGGCAGAGTCTTCATTGAGTTGCTGCACCTTGGCCTCTACGTCCTTATTGACACGGGCGAACTCAGCAGCCAACTCGTCCTTGTATCCCTTTATTTTAGGATCAAGAACGTCAGTAATAGCCTTTACTGTCTCGTTCATTTAAAAATGTTTTAGAGTTATGAGATTTATAGCATCCATCAAATCGTCAGCACTCTTTTGCTCAGTAGGCGTTTCAACAACTGCCTTCTTGCTACTCATAGTCTCTACGGCCTGATATAGTTGCTTTATTTCCAAAAGACACATTTCGATTGCATCATCAGTTGCATTCGTATTGCGCACAAATTTCTCAAATGTTTTGATACGATCCTTTATTTCTTTTGCACTCTTCATTCCTAATAGTGGTGTAAATTCATTGGCCCCCCAGGCTGTCAGAGAAGAACCCTCATATAATTTCAGGTCAAACATCTCATTGCCATCCTGCCCCTTTTGCTCCCTGACAACAGAAAAGCCAATACTATGCTCTTTCACAAGATCAGACTCTACCATCTTTAGGAAATCCTGACCAAGGTTGTGTGTACCAACTTTAGACTCATAATACAGACCATATTCATCCTCCTTCAAAATCTGTATCACTCCCAATGGCTTGCTCGGATCATGGTTCATCAAATGCTTGATTCTGCCTTTTGGGAACCAATCTTCTATACTCTTTTTGAATGCTCCAGGTCGAATGATGTCGCCATCTGAGTCCTTTATGTTAAATGCCGAAAAATATCCTGTTACGATACCCTTCTTAGCATCTACATCCTTTATGCTTTGATTCAAAGATTTGTAACCGTATATCATTCCTTTCTTATCTATTTGTTCTAGTTTTCTTATTGCCCATTCAATACCGGCATCACCGCCCCATGCATCCCACATAATGCCTCCACATCCTTCATCGTATGGTACATCTTTATTCTGCTGGTGCCGCTTAAATGAAGCCATACGTGCGATGGTATCACGGCTCAATGGTTCTCTATTGGCCAACTGACGTGCGCGTGTCCATCCCACAGATGTTCCGCAACTGCTCCCATTCTCCTCTTTGTACTTTATCGCTCTCTTAGCATTATTAGTAGCAGCCTCAGGATAATCATTGTATGTCTCTGCCTTGGAATTGTGTCGATTAGAATCATCATCTGAATCATCGTCAGAATCATCATCTTCTTGCGCCAAATATGCCACATATGCCCGCACAGCAGATTCCCGACTAGTGTACTTACACGGACCATCACCTATCCGATAAGTGCCGTCACCACAAGAGTTTACGGGCATTATTTCTTCGGTTTTTTAGGTTTTTTCAAAATAAATCAGTTAATCTAAATAAAATATCAGTATCTAATATGTTTTGTTCCCTCATAATCGGCCTACCCAATGGGTCTAGGTTAGGAAGGATATTTAATACACAGCGACAATTAATGACGTTTTCAGCGCTTGCCAATGGGTCACCGGGAAATCTTATATCCTCTCCATTCCTAAAAGGTTGGTTCAAAGGTAACACAGTTCCATGAAGTGCAAGATGACTGAATGGCCTACCCCTTACTTTCTCGTCCTCTGCCGTCAACCATTCTTTGTAGGTTTCAAAAGGAACTGTAGCAGCCGCCAATAGGATGCCAGCGTTCAATGCCCTTGTGACTTCTGTCCTTGCTATTCTTGTTGCCCTGATTAGCGGTATGCTGCTTTTGACTAGCAAGGATACTACTTCGGATTCCTTTGCATTTGCATTGGCAGCATTACTCAATATCCTGAGTAAATCCTTCCTTGTAGTCTCGTTAATGTCTCCGACAAATGTGACACCGTGTTGCCTAAGAAAAGTATTAATAGCATCACGCCATATCGGCTCAAACCTGGTTATAGTTTTCCACTCAGTAGGCATTTTAAGCCCTTTGGTTGTACTCTCTTGTCTGTTTAATAGTTCACGATATGTACGCTTTGCATAATATATGCTGACATCCATGTACATCTTCATCAAAGGCTCAAATATGCTATCATCATATAAAAGCCTTGATGTCGATGCTATCGCTACAGAGATGCCCCTATCTCTAACTATATCTGCTGTATTCCTAAATCTTTTGCTTATTGCAATATTCATTGATTCCATCAGCTTGGCTTCATGTCCAACTGATGCCCTAATTTGTTCCCTCCAATTTATTTTCTGAATCATCTGTTTGTCGGAGTCCAAGTAATAACTTTTTGTAATACTCCTCACGGGCGGCATCGCGTAACCTTTTTTCAATAATGCAGTTTCTTTCCTCAGGCAGCTTAGGGTATTTCTGCATTACCAATGCCCAAATTTGATGTTCCATTAGGAATGGGTTGCATGTCCTGAATAGGTTGGAATCCAGAAGGTACATAGATCATATTCATCTCAGGCTCAGGTCTTGCACCATAGCGAAGTACAGCTCTACGTTCGTTATATGTAAGCCAATGTGCATCCCGGACAGAATCATTGAGGTCCTTAAGGTCCTTTTGAATTTCAGGCAATTCGGTATAATCAAAGTCTATATAGAGTTTCCTACCTCTAGTAGCAGTAAACCTCGGAGTCAGTTGCCTATTAAGCAAATCTCGCAACGACTTCCATTCAGGTAGCAGTTTATTGACGATTAGTTGCTTAATGGCTGATTCGTAGTTGTTGTATGTCGTATGCTCCGCATCAAACAATACGGTAGGTACGCCATAGATATTACAGAGCCTTTGCAGATTTAAACGCTGTGCATCTAGCAACTGCATGTCAATCGAGGTCATACCAAAATTATGATATCCCCAATCGCCTGAAATAGCTGCTACTGCTCCCTTCTGACTAGTATTATTTATGCGTTCATTGATGTCTGCCATGATTGTGTGCATCTGATCTCGCGACATTGACCTTGGCAGAGATTTACCAAACAGCGCACCCTTAGCCCCATTATTGACATACATGCCACCAGATGCCTTTTGAGCATTTATGCTATTGTCAAGAATATTCATGGCGGCTGTCAGAGGGCTAAGGCCACGCAGATGCATGTACTCTACATCATCCACGACAGGATTAAAGTATTTCCATACAATCATATCCTTTTTGTCAACCATCATAACAGGTATGCCACCCTGTTTGATGTAGTAACCATCTACACCGAAGACATCCGTAGTCTTTTGCAATACACCTACCATCGGAGGCGGGATGACCTGCATCTCAAGTGGTCTGCCACCAGCTACACCGCCTGTATTGAGATACAAATCACCTTCTCCAAAAAGCAATTTGTATCCGTAGTAGTTCTCCAAGAGTTCGGTCATAGACTGATACTCATTGGGAGTCTCAAGTAGCCTCGATAAATCGTTTTCAACGACTATCTCCATCGAAAGGTTCTTCAGCAACAGAGAACGCTCCATGTTTGCTCCTGACAGAAACCCCTTTGGGTTCATTGCCTTGTACTGGGCGAACTTCTGTAAGTCCTTAATTTCATAAACATATACAGGGAACGAACTGAACTTCTGCGCTAGCATCGACACTATCGCATATATGCCTTCATGCGTATTGTACGTTTTGGCGTAACGATAGTTCAGCAGGTCTTGTTGATACATTCTAGGCCTGTACTGATACAACTCATTCATGGTTGCTTGCGGTACAGGAATGTACGGTAGGGCTTTCTCGCTCCTGAAATAACCCTTAATGCGGTCTATTAGTGCCATCAGATTACATACCAGTCAGGTTGGTCCACCTTTGAATGTGTAAATACAGCATACCGGCATGCATCTATCAAGTGGTCCTTGTACTTTACCGGTACATCCATAGGAGTTCCACTTTTATCCAATTTCCAGCAATACCCCTTTAATTCCGCCATAAAATTAGATGAAAACTCTGTAACATAAAGAGGCATTGATTTCATCTTGCGGATACCCTCTAAAACATCCTTATCTGCCTTGTTAGCATTCCAACCACCCCTAAGAAGTTCTTCTATGCTTTCAGCTGCCGCAGCATCGCAATACAGCATATCCTCCTTATAGACACCTTCTATTTCTAATTTGACCATTAGGTCTGCCGTAGTCAGGTTTTTTTCATATATGACTTCATGTGCGAATACTTTATCATCCTTAAATCCAACTTTTACTACTGCCGATGGTGCATTAAATCCAAAGTCAACGCCGTAGACAATATCTTGACAATCATCCGGGAACCTTGGTACAGTCTTCCAATGGGTAAATATCTTGTGCAGTGACACGCCTTTGAGACCCATACCGAATACGCGCCAATAGTTGTCATCGGCCTCCTTCATGCTCTCAATACGCTTGACTAGCGTTTCTTCTAGGTATGGGTTGTCTTTGTATGTAGTTATGTAAAAATCAGCCTCAGGCTTTGTTTGCCAATCGTAAAACCATCCTTCATCATCGGATGGGTTGTAGTCCATTACCGTTTTCTCAGTTGTCCTCAGGATCAACTGCATGGCGGATTCTTTTTCTATCTCATTAGCTTCGTTCATGTACAGGTAGTTCCGCTTCCTACCCCTAATCTTTTGCGGCTGATCAGTGCTTATGAACTCGATTAGATTGCTACCCATCTCATACGTCAACTGCGTTTGATTGAATTTGTTGTCATCCCATATTCCAAGCCGAAGCATTACATCCTTAAAATCTCGCAGAATAGTACCCCGGATTGTAGGTAGAGATGCACGACAGATAGATAGAACCTTGTTTTCTTCGCTCATCAATTTTATGCAGAACCAAATCATCGTATTGACCGTCTTACCCGACCTGGCTCCGCCTTGTAGTATCGTTATTTCCTTATTGCTATTCTCCAAATAATGATAGACAATAGTAGTGCCTATGTCAACTTTCTTCTCGACACCTACCGTGACTAATTCCTCGGCTTTTTCTATTCCTTTAGAAAGCCTACCGGTCTCCCGATTTATATGGAAATCAGCGTTCTCAGGAATGAGCAATCTCTTCCGCCCCATCTGTGTTTATTTCGATTGTATCCTGTTTCGGTAAATTTACCATGACATTAATCTTAGTCTTTGTCGGGACATTATTACCGGCCTTCGGGTCTTCCTGATAGCCCCTATGCTTCAATTTTGTCTTGCAATAGAATATAATAGCCTGAGTATCACCCTCTTGTATCCTCTTCATCAGTTCATCCTCGACATTGTCTCCAATTTCCTCTATGAGAACCATTACCTGGAACCTGAAATCTCGGTCATCATTGAGCCACCGCAGGTACATATCTCGCCCCAATTTCATAGAACGACAGGCTTCGCCGACATTTCCCCTTGCAATCCTGAGCATATCAAGGAACTGGTACTGAAGGTTTTGTATAGCCAGTTCATCCATTTTAAGAAGTTTTTAATGATTTTTATAGAATTATTGCACTAAGTTTGCAACATGAATGAAATTATCATTATCTTGCTATTGTATTTCTACTTCAAAGGCAAAATATTCAATATGGACATCTACGACATGCTTGACTATGAGTGTAAGCTCGTATGCGATGCGATGTATGCGCAAACAAAGTTATCTAATCTAAAGAATATCCATGACCAAGGGGTCCATATGTTACTGAAGAATTATGCTAGTAAGGTAGATGATGAACTTCTAAATGATTATGTATTAATAGTAAAAGAAAAATACAAATTATGTCGAACCATCTTGTTAAATCAATCCAATACCATAAATACTGCATACTTGAATTGAATGCAGATAATGTCGTTTTGACTCCACCAATGTATATGTCAGAGTTGCTAGCTTTTGTTCGTAATAAATATGGTGAACAACCATTGAATTATTTCAATGCTAATTATGCATTATGGATTGTAGATATACATTCAAGACAAATACGTCCTTTATCATTAAAAATTGAATTATGACACGATTAATTGAAATCGCCGTAGAATTTTCTGAAGATGATTGCCGGATGGTGCCTGTAACGGTAGATGCCTCTTATGAAAAAGATGACTACACCCAAGATTATGTAGGCAGATGGCACAAAATCGTATCCGGTGGCTGGGTTATAGATGATTTTATTTGGAATAAAACCCAATATACCCAAGAGCAAAACGAGGCAATCCTTGAGGCATGTTTTATGGAAGAGTCAAAGATTCTTGACCAGTTAAATGAAGAACAATGAGGATGTCTGCAATCATGATCCTGATTGAGAAAAAAAAGGATAATCAGGACATATCCCTGGCTGAATTACAGATAGCATTGGAAATGGAACGCAAGATGGTCATAGATGCATTCAATGCTTGCGCGATGGAGGAAGTACTTAATAATAAACATTATTTAAACGGAATGGATTATTACGAGAAAACATATAATGCATTGGACGATTGATTAAATAATTCGCAATGATTCACAAATTACCCGAATACACGATTGCTGTAAATGATTATACCGTTTGGCTAGGCATACAACCTTCTCGCCATACCAAAAATACTTTCCTATATACAGATGCACCGTTATTTAGCAACCTGACTAAACGCAAACTACATGTAGGATTTGCATCAGTATATATGTATAAGTACAAGACAAGTTATGGTCAATTTAATAGACCATTATTTAATCTCTATATATATAAACCATTATTGGATTTATACAGAATAAGACAAGAGGAATTATATATGCAGTATTTGCACATCTCATATGAGCCATATTTTTTGCTTATAGATAGTGCTACATATGACCAACAAAATTCAACTGGCAGTATCCTATATCAAATGACTCAAAACACATATGGGAGGAAGAATTTATCTTAGTGCCAAAAAAAATGGTTAATGTCTATTTAGCCACAGACCTAAAAACCCCAGTCAGGCAATTCCCATCAGTCTTCCAGTTTGCGAAACAAGAACTAGCGGCTAGACAAGGCACATCCTTGGCTACTAATTTCAAAGCCGTATCTACTTCCGCTTACAACAACATCAATTCCAAGAAAATCTACCGGAAGATGTATTCCGCCCTATTCAGCGATTTTATACAGCTGAGGCGCGATTAAAGTGCCTTCAATAGATTGTGCTGTACCTTGTTGATAATCTTATAAGCCAACGAGGCAGTCTTTATTTTGCTCTGTATCACATCATCATACATATCCTCCGGAAACTCTACAATAGCAGCCAAAACATTCAACTGGTTCTCAATAATCGCCAAGTAATCAAGATCAAGTTGTATTTCTTCCTCAATCATAGGATGACCCCCTTGTGTATCCTGTAATTCTTGACAGAAAAGTCCATCCCCTTTCTCTGCGCTACTGCAAATCCTTGGCTCCATTTATTCAATTTTGCATAGTCCGGATGCAAGTGGCATAGACACCCCACCGACCAGGTAGTGGTAATATTCCCGTTCATGTCCGTCTCAGTATGCTCAGACACTTGATGCGCATGGCCCTGCATGCTGCTCACCTTGCTCTTCAAGAACAATCCCCTGGCGACATTTACACTCTGAAAGATACCCGAATTGTATTCATGCCCATGAATGATATTCAAATTCCCAAATTGCACAATCCTCTTATCCTTGATAATCTGCACCCCAGGCATCCTATTAGCCACCACATGCTCAAAATTGAACTCAGGCACCCCAATCAACTCAGCAGCCTTCATGTACAAGAAATGATCGTACCGCTCCTCGTGATTCCCTAGCTTGTAATACACCGGCACATCAAAATGCTGCCTAAGTACATTGTAAAACTCCCCTAATGCATCCAACTCGCTAGCCACCGACCGAGCCTTTGGGTCTCGCACAAAACGACTCAGCCCATAGAAATCCAAAATATCGCCATTCAACAGTATCGCCTCAGTACCCTCAGCCTCCATAAAGGCAAAAACACTCGTCAGAGCCTGTATGTCGTGATACGGTATATGGATATCGGACAATACCAATATCTTGCTCTGAATGATCCTAAAAGGCTCATAATCGGTAGCATCGCTATCTGGTAATTTATAGGGGTTCCTAGGCCTGTCATCACCCTTAGGAATCGCCCTATAACCCCTGCCGCTAACCCTCTTACCTTCGATATATCGAATCGCCGTCCGAGCATCCTCAACACTCTTAAAGAGCAAATCGTTCTCCTTATACATAATCCGGGCTAACTTCAAAGTAGGCATATCATCGCCATACTTTTCCCGGTACTCCTTAGCCTTCTGTGCCTTCAGCATAGGTAAATGTAGCCAACAAGATTCAACCCCTTACCATTCGTCCAAACATGCCTCCTCCGCTTCCTAGCCACCTCTACACCCTCCCTGCCACCAGCAGCATCCGTATTCCCCTCTATCGTAATCAAAACATCCCCCTTGACCGACTCTACCATACCAATATGCCCCTTCCAACCCTGCCCAAGCCTCCAAACCATCAATGCCCCAGGCTTAGGCACCTTGCCCACCTTGAACATCTTAGACCCGGCAAAGTTCGCATAAGTAGCCGTACAAGACGGAGTAAACAACCGATCAAAAGCCTCCCACTCAGCAGGACTCGCACCCGCCTCCTTAGCCACCATCTCCATGAAATAACAACACCAAGAATCAGTCTTCCTCCAACCCACAGCCTTCATCTTATGCTCAAAATCAACATCCCGAAAGCCAAGATTCCCATTGATCTCACGCTGCCCAACATAACTCGCAGCCACCTCTACCAGTTTCTTCGCATCCATAAAGCAAAACTATGCTTTTTAGTAAACCAATACCAAGACGCAATTTCGCAAAAGCTATATTATAGTACGTCTATAACTATATTGAGTATGTATTTACCTAATGAAATCGGTTATTATAGAAAGTTTCCTTTCAATGATATTTTAAAAAAGCATTAGGACGGACCGGATTTTTGGGGGGCACTCAATGGGTTTTCGAAAAGCGTTCTTGAATTTGTTTCGTTCGTTTTCGTTGATTTTCGTAGATATTATGTATAACATATTAGATGACAAATTGACCGATATCCGATAATCGGTATTATGTTAAGTAGAATAATCCGCATTTCGCAGCCGGAATGCTAAGATATTTAGCATGACCTGGCTAGATCATTTTTGCGTCCCACTATTTTACATGCGCTCCCTTTACTT